CATGTCACATGCACATTTAGGCGAATCGATCCGAAAACTTTAAGAGTCTCGAAGCCAAGGCCTGACTCAGCCAGCTTTTGTTTGAACGCTTGCTTGAGGTCTTGTGTCATGTTTTTCTCCTGTCTGTTGTGTGTTGTGATGTGCTGCTGAACTGAATACTACGCACAACGTTCGCAGACGTCAAGTCTCATCCTCAACTTTTTTTGACATGGCCCGCTGCTCGATCACTTCACCAACAACCACGCGCTCGATACGCTCGATCTTGAGTGGGTTGTCAGCGTCGCCAGAAACTTCGATCTTATCGCCGTACTTCTTAGGCGCGAGCTTGCTTAAAAGCCATTTGCGGGTATCAATCTTCAAACGCTGATTGCTAACCCAACCGCTATCCACTTTGCCATCTGGCCCGCGCTCAGGTTCGGCATCAGCAAGTGCGACAGTATCGTCGGCAATCTTATCTATCATTGCCTCACGAGCGGCTTTGTATTGTTCGGCTAAATTGCGGTCCTCGCTAACCCACATCATGAACGAGCCGGACGACACATTGTGAGCATCACAAGCGTTACGCAAGCTTTTACCTGACTGCATCATTTCAAGGATGCTGTTTATCGTTTCAGGAAATCGCTTGGTAATCATTCGCCCCATAATCAAAACCCAAGAGGTTTAGGATAACAAACCATAACACCGCGCTTATCAACAGTGCATTGATAAGTGCTGGCACTGGTACTATTAACCATGCCAACAAACAACAAAACACCAATAATATATTTATTCATAATCACTCCAAGAAAACAAACAAGGCAATAATAATAAACCCGGCTAATATAACAATTTCCATTATTCGCCCTGAATATTAATCAACCTTTCTAAATAATCATGGGCTTTCTTCAAATCCTCCAGCCCGCCCTTGTCCTTCCATCTCGCCACGTACTTAATAACATTGCCCCAGTAAAACCCCTGCAATTCTTCCCGGCTCATCCAAGCTTGCATAGCCTCCACTGGCTCAATGTCTTTCTGGTAGTGCTGTCCTCCGATCTGCATCACTTCCCCCTGATCATAGCACATTGTGCGTCGTTGTACATTGTTCGCAACCCCTACCCCTGCCCCTGCCGAATTAACAATGCCCCTACCGCCCCTGACCTATAGGTGTCAGGGGCAGGGGCGGGGCGTTTTTTGTTAATTTTTCCACAATCGCCCCTAAACGCCCCTAGCGCCCCTAGGGGCAGTCAGGGGCACTTAGGGGCATTTTTTTTGAGCATCATTGCGCTAGCCTGGACTTCTTCAACGACCACCCAACCATGCTCAAATGGTGCAATTGTTCCGGCGTTTAGCATGGGGGCGATGAGTCCATCTGACCGGCTAGCTTCGGTTTTGTTCTTGGCGGTGCGTTCTGACATGCCATCAGATATAAGTAATTCCCTTAAAGCCGATCTGCTTATATATGGTTTATCTTCCCTTATTTCCGCGCCACTATTAAACCATGCTCGCTCAAATGTCCTGACGTTCTCATCATGCTTGGTGGGACGTTTGTGCGGCTGCTCTGTGCTGGCACTTTCATCTGGCACCGCAACGCAAGTAGTCGCTGGTTTTCCGAACTTTGTTATACCCATCTCAACCACTTCGAGACGGAAATATATAACATCACCTTTACCCGGTAATTCACGCTGTTTGGTAATAGTGGCAGACCTTACACCGTCCTTTTCCATTACTTCAATTTCGGTATCAATATGTGCTCGAATACCTGACCAACCGCGCGCGCCTTTTGCTTGATCTTTTCCGTTATGGTGAATAATAAGCAATCCTGAGTTTGTGGCTTGTGACACGGCATCAAACCTAGCCATTACTGGGCCCATATCCTCCCCGCTATTCTCATTTGCCCCTGCGCTCATACGTGCCAGGGTGTCCCCAATAATTAAACGGACTGGCTTACCTTTGATCTGTTCTATCGTTTTAACCAGCTCGATCACATCACGCGCATCGCCTTCGTTGGCGTAGAAATTAAGCGGTACTGGCACCATTGCCAGGTTCTCAAGGCTGCATCCGAAATGCTTTTTGATGGCCTGCATGCGTGAGCGGATAGAGCCAGGGGCTTCGCTGGCTAAATACACCACTAAGCCGGGGTCGATCTGGCGCTTAAAGAATGGCTGGCCGGTGGCGATGTGGGCCGCAAGGGACAGCGCAAAAAATGTTTTTCCGCTGTTGCTGTCACCGTACAAAACAGCCATTCCGCCGATGGTCATGAAATCTTCAACCAACTCATTCGGCGCTTCGTAATCGGTGGATAACCCATCGCCAAATACAACCTTTAGCTTATCCAGCATGGTCTTGTCAGATTGAGGATTGAGCAGCCCCGCCAAGTCATGCCCTGCCTGTGCGTAATCATTGGCATCTCCCAAGATCGACGGCATAACCATCCTTGCCCCGTACTTGGCGCAGGCTTGCTCGGCGTATTTCTGGCCTACGCCAGAAGCATCGTTATCAGCAACGATGACAATGCCTTGCGCCTGGCCGTAGAGATCCCGCAAAGTTCTTGTCACTGGCACTAAATTACTGGCGCTGTATGCCACCACTACGGGCCTGCCGCTTACTTCGTGGATGGTGGCGGCGGTGGCAAAACCTTCGGCCACATAAAGCACGCCTGGAACATCTAGAGTGCCAATCAAACAAAACTTACCGCTTACGCTCCCGCCTGGGTGATAAAGCTTCCCTCCCTCTGCGTCGATGTATTGCAGGCTGGCGAGCGCCCCATCTGAGTCGAACAGCGGCACCATAAGCCGACCATCGCCCGTAATCTTTGCGCCGTGTGGCTGTATTCCTTTGCGCTTTAGGTATGGATGCTCCGGGCTGGCGGCTGCGCCTTCAGACCAGATAACTTCGACAGTACTGGCTGCGGCTTCGTTTTGCTTCTTGCGCTCCAAGTCACGGGCGGCTTTGGCTGCTGCAACTCTAGCGACATGGGCCATTTCATCGGCCACGGTATATGGTCGATTTATGGTCGCTTTTATGGTTTGTTCTATGCCTTGCCGCCAATCGCCCCAGATCATGGTGCATATGCCGTCTGCGTGGCCCACGTACCACCCAGATCGGTCGTGCTTTTTGGGATCTGTCCGAAACCGGCGCAACTGGCCATCCAAAATGATTTCATCCGGGGGCTGAACCCCGGCTTTTAACATTGCCTCACGAAACTGATCCTCCGGGGGCGCGACTCTTTGCTCGGTCGCTGGTGGTGCCCAAGGCCCTCCCAAAATCTTCGTTAGGTCAGCCATTCCGCACCCCGCCGCTCAGGTAATCAGCCAAGGCTTTAACTACTCGATGCGTCAGGTTTGCTTCAGGGTCATTCAGAATTGCGCGAATCGTGTTCGGGTGGATAGCCGTAGCCCGCGCCACCACCGAAATCTTCCGATCCTGCAAAGCTGCGCGGATCTGTTCAAGCGTCATATTTTTATCCTTGTTTGTTAAAAAAATATCATTTCGTTGTTGCATTCTAGCGGATGCCTTGCTATAGTTCAACCACTGCACGAACGGAATGGCCGACGGTGCAGGTTACAGGAGGTTACAAAGTGGCAATCAATTTAAAGCGTAGCAGCGCATTAGCTGCTGATGGCGTAAAGCTGCTCGTATATGGGCAAGCAGGCGCGGGCAAGACCTCGCTAATTAAGACGCTACCTAACCCGGTGGTGTTGTCTGCTGAGGGCGGCTTGCTGTCTATCGCTGATGCCGATGTGCCTTATATCGAAATTAGCAGCATGGATGACTTACGCGAGGCTTATGTCTGGCTGCGTGATAGCGCCGAGGCAAAAGCCTTTCAATCGGTGGCGTTGGACAGCATTTCCGAAGTGGCTGAGGTTGTGTTGAACGCCGAGAAGAAGGCTACCAAGGACGGACGCTCTGCTTACGGCGAGATGAATTCCACCATGACAGAGCTGATCCGATCGTTCCGAGACCTTCCAGGCCTGCATGTCTATATGTCGGCCAAGCTGGAAAAGCTTCAGGACGAAATGGGTAAGGTGATGTATGGCCCGTCTATGCCTGGCAAGACGCTATCTCAAAGCCTGCCTTATTTCTTTGATGAAGTGTTGGCCTTGCGTGTGGAGAAGGATGCAGAAGGACAGAGCCAACGCGCGCTGATGTGTGACAGCGATGGCGCATGGTTGGCTAAAGACCGATCAGGCAAGCTGGCTGCTTGGGAAGCGCCGGACTTGGGCGAAATCATTAACAAGATTGGAGGCAAAAAATGAGTGAAAAAAGATCTTTAAGAGATTATTTCGCAGCTCAAGTCGCAGCCGCTTACATTGTTTCTTCACAAGATTTTTTTACCAAAAAAGGCGAGTTTGGGATGGAGTTTGAAGAATACGTAGCCGCGCAAGCTTATTTGTTGGCAGACGCCATGATTAAAGAACGAAAGATGGTGAAAGTATGAGCGCAAGTGCTGAAATTTTTAGACTATCCGAAGCTTGGCTTCAAGCCAAGGAAGCTGAACGAATGGCAGTTGAAGCTCGTCGTGCTGTTGAGGATGAATTGGTAAATGTTTTCGGCATACAAGAGCAAATGGAAGGCACTTTTAACGTTCAAACAAACGTGGGGCATCAGATCAAGATCACCGGACGTCTTACCCGCAAGGTTGATGCCGACAAGGTGCAGGAACTCGCTGCCGAGCATGGCCTGACTGAACATCTGTCGAGCCTATTTCGGTGGAAGCCTGAAATCAACCTCACGGCGTGGAAGGCCACTGCGCCAGAGATAACAGTACTACTGGCCGATGCAATCACTGTAACGGCCTCTCGGCCTTCGTTTTCAATCACACTGGAGAAATAACATGGCATTTCTTGAACACGCAATCAGCCTTGACGACCTGCCCGAATCTACTGGCGATGGTGAATTTAAGCCGCTGCCTGCTGGTTGGTATAGCGCCACTATTAACAAGGCCAGCCTTGAGCCTACTAAAGACGGCACCGGGACAAAGATTTCCATTCGTTACGACATTACCGGCCCGACACATCAGGGGCGCGTGGTGTTTGGTAATTTAAACATCAAAAACAAATCGCATAAGGCTGAGGAAATTGGCCGCGCACAATTGGGCGAGCTTATGCGGGCGCTAGGTCTGTCGAAGCTGACAGACACCGATCAGCTGGTAGGCGGCAACTTGTCTATCAAGTTGGATATTCGAGAGGCTCGCACTGATGCCGCAACCGGCAAGACTTATGAGGCCAGCAATGATGTGAAGGGCTTTAAGGCATCCAGCGATGCCATGCCAAGCGCCAGCTCTATTCCATCGTTTCAAAAGCCTGCCGCTACTGCACCGAAGGCCGACGGCGCTGCGCCTCCTTGGATGAAGAAGTAACTGATAACAAAGCGGGCGAAAGCCCGCAAAAGGAGACTACAAGAATGGATTATGAGTCATTTGTAGCAAGCAAAAGACGCGCAGAAGTCGCAACAGGTCATCAGCCTAGCAATCTGAACGAGCATCTTTTTGACTTTCAGCATGCAATCGTTTCGTGGTCTGTTCGTCGTGGCCGCGCAGCTATCTTTGCCGATACTGGCCTAGGAAAAACCCTTATGCAGCTTTCTTGGGCCGATGAAGTTGCATCGCATACTAACGGAATGGTGTTAATTCTTGCGCCTTTGGCCGTATCTGAGCAAACCATCGAGCAAGGCGCGACTTTTGGAATTGAAGTTAAGCGAGTGCCTCATGGATTAACACCTAATGCGCCAGGAGTTTGGATCACCAATTATGAGCGCATGGACGCGATTGATTTCGCCGATCTGCATGGACTTGTTCTTGATGAATCATCCATTCTGAAGTCTCACGACGGCAAGACTCGACAACGCATTATTGACGCTGCACAAGGCATACCGTACCGACTGAGCTGCACAGCAACACCAAGCCCGAACGATTTTGAGGAACTTGGCAACCAATGCGAATTCCTTGGAGTTATGTCTCGCACCGAGATGCTTGCAACATACTTTGTTAATGACACAGGCGATACGGGCACTTGGCGGCTTAAAGGATGGGGTGCGTCAAAGTTTTGGGAATGGATGGGAACATGGGCAGTAGTACTTCGCAATCCATCTGACATTGGTTTTGATGGTTCGCGCTACATCCTTCCTCAACCTGAGTACATTGAGCATGTCGTTGAGACTGATACGCTTGGAAACGATCTGTTTTCTCGACCTGCTATGGGCCTTGCAGAGCGTCGCAAAGCGCAACGAGACAGCATCGAGGCCCGTTGCAATGCGTTGGCTAAAGTGGTTAATTCCGACACATCAGAGCCTTGGTTGATCTGGTGTCATCTTAACGATGAGGCCGAATTGTTACAAAGTTTGATTCCTGGCTCAGTCAATGTGCAAGGGTCAGACAAGGCCGAATACAAAGCCGAGCAGATGATGGCTTTCAGTCATGGAAAACTGCGAGTGCTTATCAGTAAGCCGAAAATTTGCGGATTCGGGATGAACTGGCAGCACTGCGCGCGCATGGCGTTTGTTGGATTAGATGATTCATTCGAGAAGTTTTATCAAGCCGTTCGACGTTGTTATCGCTTTGGGCAAAAACGCAGTGTTCAAGTGCATTTATTCACCGCTGAAAATGAAGGCCAGATTCTTGCCAATCTCAAGCGCAAAGAGATTCAACATCACGAAATGAGCGAAAACATGATCGAACATATGAAAGACATCATGAACCAAGAGCTTTCAGGCCAGCAAAACATCATTGATGAATACCGAGAAGATACTTGCCAGGGAGACGGATTCACTGTGCATCTTGGTGATTGCGTGAAATGGTCTCGCCGAATGCCGGATAACAGCATCGACTACTCTGTGTTTTCCCCTCCATTTGCAGATCTGTTTGTGTATTCAAACAGCGATCACGACATGGGCAACTGTAAGGATGATGAGGAGTTCGCCGCTCAACTCAAATTCCTGATTGCAGAACTGTTCCGCGTCATCAAGCCTGGGCGGAATGTGTCATTTCACTGCATGAACCTGCCGACCACGAAGATGCGTCAAGGGTTTATTGGTTTGCGGGACTTTCGCGGCA